GAGAGGTGATGCGCCGGTAGAGGGCGGAGTCGATTGACTGCTCGATGCGCTGGAGGCGGCGGAGCAGCCCAGAGACCGTGATGGTGACCCGAGCCTCGCCTGGGTGGTCTCCGTCGGAGATGTCGCCGTACGGCCAGGTCGGGCGGATGCTGCTGATCTGCCCGATGAGGACGTTGGTTCGATCGGTGATCTCGGCGCCGTTGTCGATGGTCCACAGGCGTCCCGCCCCGTCGGTGAACGAGCTCGTTCCTGGGGCTTGGGCAGCGAAGTTGGGGTTGGCTACGACGGCGCCGTTGAGGTCGCCGGAGCGAAACTCGGCGCGGGCGATGCGGCCGGCGTACGGAGGGAACGCCGAGTTGGTGACGTCGCCGATCTCAAGCGGGGCTGCGCTGCTGTGGACCGAGGTCGTGCCGGTGGCGGTGTCGGTGGCGAACAGGTGCGCCGCAGGTGCTGCTCTGATCGCGGCAAGGGTGGCGCCCGCCCAGTAGTTGACGGTGCGTCCGCCGCCGCCGTTGTCGACGTCGAGGTGCATGTAGAACGCGTTCACCGAGGGCGGCAGGGGTTCCGGTGGGGAGCTGGTGACTTCGCCGCCGGCAAGACCGTCGGTCGACCAGCGCAGCCAGGGGCGCCCGTTGAAGAGGAACCCGAAGATGGACCGGTCGCCAGCGCCGGCGTTGAACTTGCCGAAGTACTCGCTGTAGAGGTCGGCCGGAGGGAAGTTGATCCGGCCAGAGAACTCGAACCCGACGGTCCAGTCGCCGGTGATGTCGAGGGCTGGGACGTCTGGGGTCCACGCACGGGCAGCGATGCCGTCGAGCCGGAGGGCGGTGCCGACAGGGAGCGTGATGCGACAGGGGGTGCCTTCGTCGAAATCGGGCCACCACTCGGTTCGCGGGTCGTCGGGTGTGTAGCGGCCGCTGGCGTTGTCGAGCTGGAAGGTGGCGTTGGTGGGCTCGACGTCTTGGGCTTCGCTGGTCGCGCCTCGAGTGACGGTGACGGACTGGAAGTCGAGGTCGGCGGTGACGTCGGTCCACGTCCACGTGCCCGGGTCGGCATCGAGGTCGGCTCCGACGGCGACTTCGATACGGAGGTCCGTTCGCTGGACCTGCGACGGGAGGATCGTCACTAGCTCGCCCCGAGGGCGCGTTGGACGTTGCCGCCGGCGGCGGCGAGGATCCGGCCCCGCAGCCAGCGCATGAACTCGCCGTCGCCGCCGGTGAGGTCGATCTCAAGGCGGTTGGCTCGGCTCGTGTGCGCCGGGATGTTGCCCATGGCCCGCATCTGGTCGGGCGTGAAGACGCCCTCACCGTTCTTGAGGAGAGCGAGTCCTTCGCCGCCAGAGCCACCGGAGTTGAAGATGCCGCCGGTGTGGAGCGTGGGGATGTTCGGGGTGTTGAACGTGAACGACGGGACGCTGACCGTGGGACCGAAGCGGCCGAGCGGGTCGTAGCTGCCGCCACCGATGGTGAACGACAGGTTGTTCCACCCGCGGATAATGGCGTTTATCGCACCGTAGAACTGGTCGACCAGCCCGTCCCACAGCCCGTCGACGGCGGACGCCACCCGGCCCGGCAGTCCCCGCACCCAGGAGACCAGGTCGCCGAGACGTGCGATCACCCAATCCTTCACGGCGGTCGCCCCGGACTTGATCTTGTCCCAGTGGGCGCGAATCAGCACGACCGCCAGGCCGAACGGTCCGGTCAGAATGAGGAGCAGTTTCGGCCAGTTGTCTCGCACCCAGCCGAGCGCAGCGCCGGCCTTCTCCCTCACGCCGTTGAAGAACCCGACGATGGTGTCCCAGTGAGTGACCACGAGCGCGGCGAGCAGCGCTACGGCGGCGCCGATGGCCAGGACCGGCCAGGTGGCGGCGATCGTCGCCACTGCGGCGGAGGCGGCGGACACGGCCCACGCAGCGAAGGCCACGACCAGCAGGCCGCCCACGACAGCGGCGATGGTCTTGAACTTCTCGGGGTTCTCCTTGGCCCAGGCCCCGAGCCCTTCGACGGCGGGGATGACCTCGTTGCTGACGACGTCGGCCAGCTTGTCCATGGCCTTGCGCTTGAAGCCCTCGATCTTGGCCGCGTTGGTCTCGTACGCCGACCCAAGGTCATCGGTGGCGCCTTCGACGTCGCCCATGCCCTGAGCTGCGGTGTCTAGATCCAGAGCGAAGAGGGCGTCGCCCAGGTCTTCGGCTTTGGTGCCGAACAGCGCGACAGCGGCGGCGTTGCGTTCTGCGGGGTCCTCCATGCCGCGCAGCCCGTCGAGGACCTTGTCGAGCGCCTCACGGGCCCGAGGGCCGCCTTCTGCGACTGCGGCCGTCATCTCGGCGGCGTTGAGGCCGATGTCCTTGAAGCCCTGCTTGCTGGTCTCCGAGCCGTCCTGGGCCCGGATGGCGAACTCCTTGAGCGCGTCAGCGACCGTGTCGGCGTCCCGGGCTCCGGCTTGGAGGCCTTGGGACATGAGGCCGGTGGCCTCCAGCCCGGAGAGGCCCACGTCCCGGAACATGGTGGAGTACTCCTGGAAGACCTCGGCTAGGTCACCGGCCCGGTCGGCGCCCTGCTGGACACCGCGGGTCAGGATGTCGAGTGCTTCGGTGCCGCTCTCGGCCAGACCGGTCCGGAGCATGTTGGACACGGCCTGGGTGGACATGTCCATGTCCTGCTCCATGACGTCGGTGAACGTCATGAGCCGGCCGGTCAGGTCTTCGATCTGGGCGTTGGTGGCGTCCTCGGGAAGGAGCCCGTTCTGCAGGACGCCCTTCAGGGCTGCGCCGGTGTCAGCTGCGGACTCGCCGAAGCCGTCGAGGTACAGGTTGCCGGCGACCTCGCCCATGCCCTTCGCCCAGTCGGACCCGCCTAGTTGGGCTGCGAGCTTCGCTGTGGCGGTCTCAGTGTCGAGCGCCTGGGCGACGCCACCAACAAGCAGGGCGCCGGCGGCGACACCGACCGCGACGAGGCCGGTCTTGAACCACTCGCCGACCTTCTCGCTGGCGCCGGAGATCTTCCCCTTGCCGCTCTTGACCCCGTCACCGACGCCGGTGCTGAGCTTCTGGCCGGCGTCCTCACCAGACTTCTTGGCGGGCCCGGTGAGGGCGTTGTCGATCTCCTTCGAGGCTGCCGCCCCGAAGCCCTTCATGGAGGGGACCAGGCGGATGTAGCCGACGCCTACTTCTTGTGCCACTTCACCCCTCCTCTGGCTGCTGGGGACCGAAGCGAGCGAGGAGGTCGATCACCTCACCCGGGGAGCGGTCGGTGTGGCCGTAGCGCTGCTCGCCGCTGGCGGCCTTGGCCAGGGGCGAGACCGGCTTGGGCCGGTTGCCTCGACGTCCTGAGCGCTGCCAGTTGGCGGCCCGGAGCGTGTCGAGGATCTGGGCGAGGAGGTGCTCGACACGGGACCAGCCGTCACCGCCAGCCGCTTGGGCGGACAGGGTGTGAGGGTCCTGGAGAAGCGCCCGGTAGGCGGCGGTGAACTGGCGGACCTCGAGCCGGTCGAGGTCTACGCCACGCGCGGCGAGGTCCGCTTCGAGGGCTTGACGGAGCGCCGCGTCGCCCGCGACGGCGCCGGCGATTTTCCCGCCTCACCGGCCGATCCCATCCACTCCTCGGCGAGCTGGCTCGACACGAAGACCGGCATGTTCTGGATCGCGTCGGCGGCTTCGGCGGACACCTCGCCCAGGACGACGTCGAACTGGCCTTCACGGATGCGGGACACCTGGCGTTCCGTGAGGGTGAGGGGGTGCGGGAGCGAGTAGGTCTTCCCGTCCAGCCCGATGAAGTCGAACGCCGGGTAGTCGCCGACGCCGGCTTCTGCTGCAGCGAGAGCGTCGAAGGTCACGGCGTCGGGTCCCAGGCGGTGTCGTTGCTGAACTTCTGCATCAGGTTCCCGGCGGCGTCCGGGTAGCAGGTGATCGTGATCGGGTAGCCGATCGGCTCGCCGTTGGCGTACATGACGTCGCCTCGCTCGGTGATCTCGCCGTTGCCGACGAAGATGCGGATCAGCTTGAGGCCGTCGACGACGTGCAGGACCCACATGGACGGGTCGGCGACGACGGGCTTCACGTCCATCTGGAACTTGCCGGCGACTGGCTCCGACATGGTGGAGCCGCGGTGGAAGGCGGTGAGCACCGCCGCGTTCGACTGGATGAGCGTGAGCCCGAGACGGGCCGTGGACTCGGTGGTCGCGGAGCGGACCGTGGTGGCGTTCTGCCAGGCCACGATGTCATCGACTGAGTCGTCCCAGGACTCGGTGACGCCGTCCTCGCTCACGTAGCCGAGGCCCGTGTAGGCGGCGGCCAGAGCGGTCACAGCGTCCGTGGGGGCGGTCGAGCCGAGCGGCGCCTTGTAGAGCTCGCCGGTGACACCCACGCGGACTTGGGTGGCATTCAGGGTCATCGTGGTTCTCCTATGTGGATGCCAGGTGGATGGCGTCGTCGGCGCGTACGTCGAGGCTGTAGGTCGCCCAAGCTCGAGGTGTGCCGGTCAAGGGGTCGTCGTCTTGGCGTGGGCCCATGAACTCCTGGACCCGGTAGACGGCGACGCCGAGGTCGTTGGTGCCGGCCAGCGCCCACAGCGCCGTGCGGACCTCGAGCTGGAGTTCCATTGCCCGTGGGTCCGAGCCGGCCCAGGCGAAGACGTCCAGCCGGGCTTGGTCGCGGACTGAGCCGGGTGAGGTGCCGCCGACTCGGCGGACCTGGACGAACTCGGGAGGCCTGTTGCTGGGTACCCGCGACCGCACTGGCGGGGTGATGAGCGGGTCGAGGTAGGCGATGACGAGCTCGACAACGTCGGGGAAGGCCATCGTCTACCTCGCCGCGTCGATCGCTGCACCGAGGATGCGGCGACGGCTCTCGAGGCGCATGGGTACACCGATGACTCCGGCACTGGCGCGGTTCTGGCCGGTGAACGAGTCAGCGATGAGCTCGAACTCGTCGGGCATGTGCGGCTGGGCGGCGGTCTTGACCTGTTCGGCCCGGCGGAGGAGGTCGGCCCGCACCTCGTCGGACCGGAGGATCTCCCGGAACCCGGCCGAGTTGATCGTGAAGCGCTCGAGCGTCTTGCCCATCGGGGTTCTCCGATCAGCCGGCCGCTATGCGCAGTCGGGCTTCGACGTGGTGGAAGCCGGTGCCTGGCCGGTAGGTGGGGGCGGTGGGGCCGTCCACCTCGAACGTCACTGGTCCGGCGGGGTGATCCGGCCACTCGATCCGGGCGTTGCCCGGGATGACGGGCTCGTTGGTGATGAGCAGCCAGCGTTCGTCGAGCGGGTCGCGGCCGTCGCTGAACTGCTCGGTGCGCTGGTCCTGCTGGAGCCATGCCGAGATCGTTCGACGGGCCGCGGCGCCGCCGTAGTCGTAGGTGGTGTCGTTGTAGGCGTCCGTGATCTCGGCTGGTTCCACGACGGTGACCGTGTGGATCAGCGTGTGGTCGGGGACGCCCACGGTCAGGGGACTCGCTCGACGGCGACGGTGAACGTGGTGACGCCGGAGTACGTGACCTGGCAGCGGCCGTTGGCGTCCCTGAACCGGGCCCAGTTCTTGCCGGGGCGCCACGACCGGTTGGCGCCGGCGGGGACGGCGATCGCCTTGTTGGCTGGGGCGATGCCGAGTTCGGCGCCGGCCTGCGAGGCGAACGTGGCGGTGATCGAGCCACCGCTGGCGTTGCGCATGTGGAAGACGGTCTTCTCGTCGATGGCGAACTGGTCGCCGCCACCGGCTGCGGCGACGTAGCCCGGGTCGACGGCGTCCTCGTTGGGCTCGACGACGTTGAGGGTGGCCATGGTCAGCCTTTCGTGATGATGGCGATCGGTGACTCAGTCGCCATGACCCCACCAGGGGTTCATCGACTGGAGCAGCACGCTGGTGATCTTCGGCTTGTAGCGGTCGAGGGTTCGACGGTGGGCTGCTGTCAGCTCGGTGCCGCCGAGGCTCTCGGCGGCGAAGGACTCGCTGTACTGGCCGACGGTTAGCTGACGGCTGTTGGTCGGGTTGATCAGCATCCACTTGACGATGTCGGCGGCGACCGACACGACGGCCGGAGGTGGCTCTGCGAGGCCGTGGTCCCAGGTGACGTCGATCACCTGGTTGGGTGACCAGTAGCCGAACAGGCGGCGCAGCGGACCCCAGGTGGAGGTGACGTAGCTCCCAGGGTCGAGCACGGCCCCGTCGATCGTCACCGACGTGACCGATGTGACGGGTCGAGCTGGCAGCCAGAGCTCGTCGGTGCCGTTGCCCCGGACGCTCACGGTGGCCCCGGCGGTTGTTCCGTCGAAGGAGACGCCGGGCAGGTAGCTCGTGATGAGCCCGTCTGCGTGCGTCAGGAGGCGCCCGACGTAGGCGCCCTCGGTGGGGGTGAGGGCGCGCAGGAGCCGCGCCTCGACGTCTGCTTCGGTGGCGAACGTCATCGGCGCGGCTCCTGGCTCGGCTCAGTCGCCGGAACGCTTGGCGTCGATCTCCTTGCGGAGCGTCGCCTCACGCTTGGCGTGGTGGGGGGCCTCGCCGAACACCTCCTCGTACTCGGCGCGCAGGGCGTCGAGACCGGTGTCGGTGTCGTCGGGGACGACCTGGCCCGGGTGGGTGTTGCGCTCGTCGACCACGACGACCGGCTCCTCGGGCTTGTCGTCACCGACGTTGAGCACCGCAGCGGGCCGAGGCCGGTACTGGACCGGCACCTCGACCAGGTCGGGGGCGTCCTCGCCGATGACGTCGACGCTGACGAGCTCGTCGTTGCGGACCTTGCCCCGCAGCGTGTCGAGCATGTCGTCGCTGACCTGCAGCTCCACGACGGAGCCGAGGTGGTTCTTGGTACGGACGGTGGGCATGACTGGATCCTCCTGAGGTCTCGGCCTGCTACCAGGTGGCGCTGGCCGGGTCGACGTCGACGTCGACGACGAACAGGGCCTCGGGGCGCACGACCTTGCCGCCGTACAGGTGGAGGCCCTTGATCGCGTCGCTGAAGCTGTCCTGGGGCCGGTAGGCCTCGGTCTTGCGGATCTGCTCGGCGAACGTGACAGCCATCGGGTGGCCGGCGATCACGAAGTTCGACACCTCGGTGCCGGTGCCGGCGGTGCCGGCGGGCAGGTTGTTCGAGGAGAGGATCCGGAACCCGAGGGCCCGGCCGATCTCACCGTTGAGGATGGGGTCCCGGTCGCCGTAGCGGCTGGCGTCGTTGAACCGGTTGTCGCCGAGGAGCAGGCCCTCGAACTCGGGGGACACCATCACCCAGCGGCCCGACGTGGGGACGTTGTTCTTGTTGAGCCGCATCCGGAGGGTGCGGAGCAGCTTGAACGCGGCGTCGGCGGTGGCGGCGTCCTGGGCGGTGAGGGCGGTGCCACCGGTCGTCATCAGCGTCAGCAGGTACGTGTCGGCGGCGTCGCGGAGACCGACAGCGGCCCGCATCGCGGCCTTGTCGAGGAGCTGGTCGCCTTCGCCGGTCTGGCGGGCGTCGACGTCGTCGACCTCGAAGGCGAAGTACTTCGCCTGGTCGATGACGAGGGTCTGGTCGGTCGTCGTGAGCGTCTGCGGAGCGATGGTCGTGACGTTCTTGACGTAGTTGCTGATGGTCGGGTCGGTGAGCGACCCGATGTGGACGGTGTCGCCCTTCTGGGCGATCTCGCCTTCGTAGTCGCGGTTGATGATCCCGGCCTGGGCCGTGACATGCGACTCCTCGAGCGCGACGAGGAGGCTGGCTGACCACACCTCCGGGATGAACGTATCGACAGCCACGGGATCCTCCTGTGGGGGTGGCTACGCCTTGCCGGAGAGCACGTCGCGGAGGCGGCCTTCCGCCTTCGCTTTCGTGATGTCCTTGGGGCTCATGGTCTTGAGGTCGTCCCGGGTGAGCTGCGAAACGGCGTCGCCACCACGGGCTCCGCCTTCGGCGCTTCCGGTCGAGCCGGCCTTGGGGGCCGTCTTGGAACCGACGAGGTAGGGCTTGGCTTCGAGGAGCGCCTTGACGGCTTCCTCGGCTCCGGTGACCTGGCCGTCGTCACCGACGGTCACCGCGTCCTTGGCGAGTAGGGCGAGCACAGCGTCGGGGTCGACGGCACCGGCCTTGGTGGCTTCGGCCACGACCGCTGCCCGGCGGGCGTTGGCGTCGGCTCGCTCGCCGGCAGTCTTGGCTTTGCTCTCGGCCTCTTCGGCCCGCTTGACCGCTTTCTCCAGCTCGCTGGCGTTGGCCTGCTCGATCTCGTCGAGCTTGGCGGCCTTCGCCTTGAGGTCGTCGTAGTCGCCGTACTTGCCTCGCTCGCGGGCGAGGCGGTCCTGGACGATGCGGTCGACCTCGGTCTGGCTGAGCATCTTCTCGGCCGGCTGGCCGTTGTCGCCGCCCTCGTTCTGTGCGGGCGCGGGCGGGTCAGTGCCTTCCGGCATGTGTCCTCCGTGTGGAGTGGCCGCCCGTTGAGCGCCGGGCGTCAGCGCGGGATGCCCGACGGGCCCGTGAACGTGTCGCGGGCGTCGGTCAGCATCGGGCCGAGCTCGCCGTGCTCGCGCACGGCGGTGTCGGTCACCGAAGCGATCTCGGTGGGGTTGACCGGGTTGCCGTCGGCGTCGACGAACCCCTTCGCTTTCCAGTACTGGGGGCCGCTCTGCTGGAGCCGGTCGAGGAGCTGGTGGTTGATGATGTGCCCTGGGTCGTCGTCGCCGACGATGGGGGCGATGCGACAGTCGCAGTGCCCGTGGATCGGCATGAGCCGGTCGGCGTGGTAGCGCTGCGTGGAGGCGGTCGCGCAGAGCTTGCAGGACCCACCGGTGAGCACTCGGCGGTAGCCGACGACCCGGCGTTCGGCAAGCACCTCCGCGGCTGCGCCCTGGTGAGCGAGCACGACGTCAGTGGTGGCGAGGTTCTGGGCTCGGGCCCGGGCGGCGGCCATCGCCGTGTCGAAGTCGGCGCCTTGCGAGATCCGGTAGCGGGCCGTGACCCCCGCTCTCCGGTACACGTCGACGAGGTCGGCGCCGTTGCGGATGACAGGCTCCACCCCGACTGGGGTGGTGTCGAGGTACGAGGCGAGGTAGGCGTCGACCACAGCGGCGGTCTGGGCTTGTGCTGCGGCCGACAGCTCGGCTGCTGGCGCTGCGAACGCGTCGAGATCATCGATGGCCCCGAAGCGGTCCCAGAGCCGCAGAACGGCGACGCCGACCTGTCGGCGGATGGCGTCGTAGCGGGTGCCGTACCGTGCCACCAGCGCAGCCGAGGCGGGCACCGCTACTCCTCGAGGGCTGCTGCGTCGGACTCAGGTAGACGTAGCGAGACCGGCACCGCGCCGGTGAACACGAGCCCCGTCAGGCCCACTCGTTGAGCCGCGTCCTCAGGGTCTACGCCGGAGCGGATGAGAGCGCCGAGGGCGTCGGCCTTGGCCTTGAGCTCGGCTGCTGCTGAGGTCGCGTCGGAGCTGGGTGTGGCGAACAGGTTCTCGCCTGCGCGCTGGGCCCGCCAGCGTGCGATCTTCTGGGGGCTCGAGGTCGGCAGCATCTCCCAGACGGCCTCGATCGGTACCTCGAGCTCCTTGACCTTCGCTGCGGCGTCGACGGTCTGGCCCCAGGTGCGCTGCTCGACGTCGCCCCAGAGGGTCTCGGCCTGGACGTCGTTCGCTCCCGGGTCACCTTCGGCTTGCAGGGCGAGCCTGATGAGCTCTTCCCAGGTCTCGCTGAAGTTGTCCTGGTGGCGCTCGGTCTTGGCGATCAGCCCGGCCTCAGCGGCGATCAGGGCGTCGGAGCTGATGTTCACCATCTGGCCGAGCAGGTAGTACGCCGGCGTCTCGGTGATGGCAGCCATCTGCTGGATGTCGGCCTCGACGGCCTTGAGGAACCCGGAGAAGTCGGCCTGTGCGAACTCGCCGACCTTGATCTCACGGTTGAGGTCGGGGTCCTCGCTGAAGAAGTTCTGGAGGCGGGCGACGGACGCCTTGTAGGTGGCCATCGCGTCGGGGTTGCCCTCGGCGTCGGTGGGGGGCTGCCAGCCGATCGTGTACCGCTGACGGAACGCCTGGAACTCGGCGGTGACGAGCCGGTCGAACTGGGTCTTGTTGATCCGGTCCTGGACCGGGAGCACCGGTTCGAACTCGCTGCGGCCGCCGCCGTAGGGCATCGGCACGGCCGGCGGGTTGGCACGGAACTCGACGACCGGGACGACGCCGAGCTCGTTGTCGACCGGCCACGCCGTGTCGGTGTCGGGCTGCCAGCGCTCCCAGCCCTGCGCCTCCGATGAGTTGGCCTTCACGGCCATGCGCCACTTGTAGATCCCGATGGGCAGGTACAGGACGGCCTTCTTGCCGTCGTCGTCCTGCCAGCACTTCAGCGCTGCGGCTCGCCGGCGGCGGGACCCCGACTCGTAGGCGACGATCATCTGGGACGGGTGCTCGATCGTGATCGTCGCCCGGTCCCCGTCGCCCCACACCAGCCCGTACGCCTGACCGGTCGAGCAGGCCATCGTGTAGACGAGACCCTGGTCGGCGTCGAGGTGGCTGCGTTGCCACGCCTCCCACGCCTGTGCGTCGCGTTCGCTGTCCTCACCCGTGCCCGGAGCTGTGAACTGGAAGCCCACGACCTGCAGCCGGTTGGCCGGCGCGTCGGCGATCAGGCGGGTGAAGTTCGTGACGCCCATCTGGGCGATCGTGCGGTGCGCCCGGCAGGCCTCCTTGAACACCTGCGGGTCGAGCGCCTCCGGTGGCTTGGGGATCGGGTGGTCGCCGTTGTAGTACCGCTCGAGCCGGCCCACCCTCTGTGCCTGCTGGCTGAGCTGGACCAGGAGCTTCTCTCGCCACGCCTCGGGCGAGCCGGGCACGATCGTCTCTGCCACGGCCACCTCCCGGCGTGGGTCACACGAAGAACGACTGGGTCTTCGCTTGTTGGCGTCTCAGGGCACCTGACGCGATGCAGTCCCCGCGGGCTTCCCACGACAAGCCGCCAGCCATGGAGGCGTCGATCTTGCGCCCTGGTTCGGGTTTGTCGAGTAGCCACATCGGGCGGCCCTCGTCGTCCTTGACGTTCACGGGTCGCTTGACGGCGTTGGCGATGTGCTGCGCCATGACGGGGTCACCGTCGTTCGTGAGGTTCCCGAACGCCTGGGCGTCTCGGTAGTTGCGGAGAGCGAACGCTGTGGGGCGGTGGCGGTAGGTCCACCACGGGATGATCCGCTTCTCGCCCCACCGGCCCTTCCAGGCGTTGAACAGGTCCTCGATGTACTGGGGGTCGACGTATGCCCGCCACACTCTCCAACGGTCGAACGCTGCTCGCATCGCCTGGTCTGCGGCGTCGAGGTCGTGTTCGTAGTCGTCCTCGGCGAACTCGGGTCGCTCTTGGATGTAGATCGGCCACTGGTGACCTGATTCGACGCCGGTCGCCACGATGGCTAGAGCGTCGAAGTAGCGGGCGCCGTCCGCTCCGACGACGACTAGCTGACGGTCTGGGACGACGATCTGCAGGTCGGTGAGCTCCGCCCACCGGTCGGCGTTGAAGGCGTGACCGCCGCCGGCGACTTCCCTGTTACCGAAGAACCGTTCCGCCTGCGCCGGGTCCTCGATGAGCAGCTCGGCTGCCTCGGCCTCGATGGTGTCGAGGTCCACGTGTAGCGAACCGGCGTAGACGTGGGCGTGGATCTGCCGGCGCTCCGCCTTGTTGCGGTAGTTCAGGTGTGACGGCGGCGGCCGGTGGAAACGGAAGATGTCCTTGCTGCGCGATCGCTTGGTGCGCTTGGCCGTCGAGTCGACCGTCGGGTCGATCGCGTTGGTGGTCTCGACTGCTCGGCCGCCCATGCCGGCCAGACCTCGTCGTTGGGTTTGCGCGACCCGGATCATGCCGTTCTGGGTGGTGTAGAGCCCGGTCTCGTCCTGGAACGCAGCGGTGATCGGGTTACCCAGGCGCGCCTGGGCGGAGCTGGTGACCACGTCGATGCGGCCGTCGTTGTGGCAGCGGACGAACTCCTCGCCGACCCGCATGCGGTCGCCGAGCCGGTCGTTGCGGGCCATCGCCTGCAGCGGCCGGTAGACGTTGTCGACCTGGTCCTGGGCTGTGGCCAGCAGCTGGATCAGGGGTGTCGGCCATGGCCGGCCCATCGCCTCGCCGGGCTGGTACTCGTAGCCCCAGCCGCACCGGCAGCCCCAGTCGGAGCAGTCGTACGCTTCGCCGCCCTGGGCCCAGCCGGCGAAGACCGCGGGACCTTCAGCCTCGAGGCAGATCATGGCTGCCGACCAGGGGCCCTTGCCGCATTTCTGTGGGCCAGTGATCTGCGAGCGCCGGTTGTGGAAGCAGGCCGCCGGCTGCACTCGTGACCCGTCAGGCTTCTTCGTGCCGGCCGCTACCGCTTTGGGCTTCACCCGGTAGTGGTTGAGGGTGCACCAGCCCTGCCACTCGTACAGCTCGAACTCGTCGCCTTTGTCGAACCCGTCCGGGATGATGCAGTGCTGTTCGATCCAGTCGACTGTGAGGAACAGGGCGGGGAAGTCGACGACGAACTCGTCAGCCGCCTCCACCGGCCACGACCTTGAACCGCTCTCGAGCCTGACGCCGGGGTGCCGGACCCGAGGACGCAGGCTCATCCGCCGGTGAGTCGATCCTCCACCGGTTGGCACGCAGCCCTGGCGTTGTCAGCCCCAGCGAGTCCGCCATCTGACGGACCAGCGTCGACAAGCTCACCGCCGACCCGGGGGTCTCCGCCTCCGACAACCGACGGGCGTACAGGGCGACTTCGAGCGACTGGCTCTGCCGCTCCCACATGACCGCCTGCGGGAGGGCCCACAGCTGCGACCAGAGCGTCCTCTCTCGAGCCGTCTGCTTGCCCCCCAACGGCCACGGCGGCGGCGCTCCTGGCCGGCCGGTCGCCGGCAGCACCTTCCACTCGCCTTCGTCGCGCTCACGGCGCAGAGCATGGGGGTCGGGGCTCGGCCCCGAACGAGTACGTGCGCCGCCCTTCGGCATGGCGTTTCCCTCCGCAAGGAGTTACCGACCGTCGCGCAGGTCGTCCGCGCCCCCGAACGGGGGAAGGAAGTTATGAACCCAGCGGACTTCCGAGCCGC